CGGGTGAGAACTTGACCACGTGGGGTACTATCACCAACCTCAACCTCGGTACGGCGCTTGAAGAGGCCATTATCGGTTCGGCTGATGTTACCTTTGCGAGTGTCAACGTCACGCTGACCCTGACAGACACCAACACCTCACAGGTCGCGCGCAACATACGCCTGCGCTGCACTGGTACAACGGGTGGAGCGACCCGCAATCTCGTGGTGCCTTCTATCGAGAAGCCGTACATCGTGCGGAATGACTGTGCGGACAGTATCCTCGTCAAGACCGCTACGGGCACGGGTATTACCGTACCTGCGGGCGCAACCATGTGGGTCTACACGGACGGCACTAATGTAGTAGATGCTGTTACGCATCTGTCGTCCCTGACCCTTAGCGCTGCTCTCCCACTCGCCTCCGGGGGGACTGGCTCTAACACTGCTTCCGGTGCGCGGACTAACCTCGGGCTGGGCACTCTATCCACCCAGAACTTCAACGCCGTTAGTATTACGGGGGGCTCGATTACCGGGATCACAGACCTCACTATTGCTGATGGCGGCACGGGGGCTTCCACCGCAGCGGATGCCCGCACTAACCTAGGTCTGGGTACGCTTGCGACCCTCAACACCATCAATAACGACAACTGGTCTGGCGTTGACCTCGAAATCGCCAACGGCGGTACAGGTGCGAGCAGCGCGGCTGCGGCCCGCGCTAATCTTGGTGCGGGGACCGGTAACGGGACAGTTACTTCAGTTGGGGGCACGGGCACAGTCAACGGCCTAAGCCTCTCCGGTACAGTCACCACCGCTGGCAGCCTCACTCTGGGGGGCACTCTTTCTGGTGTAAGCCTAACCTCTCAGGTTACAGGTGTCCTCCCCCTTGCCAACGGCGGCACTGGCGCGAGCGATGCGGCTACTGCACAGACCAACCTCAATGTCCCCTCGCGCACCGGGGCTGGTGCTGACGGCACTTGGGGTATCAATATCAGCGGCAACGCTACCACCGCTACCACCGCCAACGCCCTGAACACCGGCAACACCTATACCGCTGTTGGCTACGTTTCGACGCAGACTAGCGGCACCGCGCTGCAAGTGGGCGACAATTCGGGCGTCCGCAACTTTGGCACCACAGGCGCAGCGATGTTTCTCGACGTCGCGGGTGGCGGTGCCACTGCGGGCCAGATTATCCTGCGCAATACTAGCTCTTTCACGACTATGGCGACATTTGGCGGTAGCGGCACGCAGCTTACTTCCCTCGGGGTCGGCACCGCCCCTTCTGGCACGGCAGGCGAAATCCGGGCGACTAACAACGTCACGGCGTTCTTTTCATCCGACGCCCGCCTAAAGGAAAACGTCGCTCCCATCGAGGGCGCACTGGACAAAGCCTGCGCTATCGGCGGCAAGACCTTCGACTGGACGGGTGCCTACCTCGCCGCACATGGCGGGACGGATGGCTATTTCATCCGCAAGCAGGACTTTGGCGTTATCGCACAGGATGTGCAGGCGGTGTTCCCCCTAGCCGTGCGCGAGCGCGCTGATGGCACCTTGGCGGTGGACTATGAAAAGCTCTGCGCTCTGGCCTTCCAAGCTATCAAAGAGTTGAGCGATAAAGTGGAGGAGCTAAAGCGTGGCGCTTAACACCTCTGGCGCAATTAGCCTCGGTGGCGGCACCGCAGGGCAGTCGATCAATCTAGCATTGGGACAAGCTGCTACGGCGCAGGTTTCGCTGGGTGACGCCAACGTGAGGGCGCTCGCGGGGGTTGCGTCTGGGGCCATAGCGATGCCGACTAACTTTTATGGTCAGGGCAGCACGGTGTATCGCCTCGACGCCGGGGACTATGTAGACAATGGGNTTACAGGCATAAACGCCGCCGCAAGCGTGGATTTCACTGTCCGGTCGGACGGGGTTGTAACGATATTGCGGACAGTCAACGGCTCGCTACCCAGCTATAATTGGAGCACTCCGACTACGGGTTCGACGACACGTTTCGTCCGTGCAACGCTCCTTAGCGGTTCGTTCACCGCAGGCACCACTGGCAGTTGGTTGGCGCTTACGTCCGACCGGAATTGGAGGGTAAGGATTATTTCATCGGGTTTTCGGCAAGCCAGCGCCTCTTTCCAAATCGCCACGGACTCGGGGGGCACCAATATCGTCGCCACGGCAACCGTCATCCTAAGCGCAGAACTGGTCTGATGCCCTTTATCAAACTCCAGTTCAAACCGGGCCTGAACCGTGACCAGACTAACTACTCGGGTGAGGGTGGGTGGTTTGAGTGCGATAAGGTCCGTTTCCGCTCGGGCTACCCGCAGAAGTTGGGTGGATGGGAGAAGCGTAGCCCTACGCCCATCGCAGGTGTGTGTCGCCAGATGTGGAACTGGATCACCACGTTTAACGATAACCTGCTGGCACTGGGCACTGACCAGAAGGTCTATATCGAAAGAGGCGGTAACTTTTCCGACGTAACCCCCCTGCGCACTAACTCACCCGTAATTGCTACCCCGACCACGAACAATAGCATCAACACGACTAACGGCTCTACGACGGTTATAGTTAACCTAACCGCTGCCCATAGTGCGGTCACAGGGCAGTATGTACAGATCGCGGGTGTGGTTGGACCCACTATTGGTAACATCCCTGTATCTCAAATTAATGGTAACCGGCAGATTACCGTCATCGACGCGGACTCGTTTTCGTTTGGGGTTACCACCGCCGCTACATCCTCCGCATCTGCGCAGGGTGGCACCGCAATCACCATCGGGTTCGAGATTGAACCGGGTAACCCCATAACCATATCCGGCGTAGGCTGGGGCGCAGGCACGTGGGGACGCAATGCTTGGGGTCTTGGTTCCACCTCTGGAGGCATCAACCTACCCCAGCGCGACTGGTGGTTCGACAACTTCGATAACGATCTCGTCATGAACATCCGCAACGGCGAAGGCTACTGGTGGGTGCGCGGCACCTTTACAGACCCCACGACTGCGCTGAGCACTAAGGCGGTTCGTCTAGTGGATTACGCCGCATCTGAGGGCTACTCCGGCAGCGCCGTACCTGTTCAGATTATGCAGCTTATGGTGTCGCAGCAGGACAAGCACCTGCTCGCCTTTGGCGCAGTCCCGTTTGGCTCTACTAGCGCGGCAGATTTTGACCCCCTGCTTATCCGCTGGGCGGACCAAGACACTCCGGGCGACTGGACTCCGACGCAGACCAACACTGCGGGTGACTTGCGCGTTTCTCGCGGCTCGCGGATCGTGCGGGCACTGCCGACACGGCAGGAAACCCTCGTATGGACCGACACCAACCTGTACACGCTCCAGTTCCTTGGCACGTCCGACGTGTTCGCGTTGCAGGAGTATGCCGACAATATCTCGGTCATGTCCCCCCGCTCGATGTCATCCGCTGCCAATATCACCTATTGGATGGGGCAAGATAAGTTCTATGCCTACACGGGCCGTGTCGAGACGCTGCCTTGCTCCCTGCGTAACCATGTGTTTACCAATTTCAACTACGGCCAATCCGATCAGGTAGTATGCGGCACCAACGAGCAGTGGAACGAAGTCTGGTGGTTCTACCCTAGCAACAGTGCCAACTTCAACGACTCCTATGTGGTCTACAACCATCTCGAGCGTATCTGGTACTACGGCACCATCGAGCGCACCGCGTGGTTGGACACTCCGCTACGCCAGTACCCAGTCGCGGCGAACACACCTGTCAATTCTAGCACTGATCCAGTCACCGTGGGTGGGGGGTTTCTCTACAACCACGAGGTTGGGGTAGACGACGATGGTGTGCCTATGGTGTCCTTCATCCAGTCGAACGACTTCGACCTCGAGGATGGAGACAAGTTCATGCTGACGCGTCGCATCTTGCCAGATATCGACTTCTCTGGGTCCGAGAGCCAGACGCCGGAGCTTACACTCCAAGTGCGCCCTCGCAACTTTCCGGGTAGCTCGTTCAGCGCCGACCCCACTGACTCCCAGAGGGTTATTGAGACGACTGTGGGCTCCTTCACCGATCAGGTATTCATGCGTGCCCGCGCGCGCCAGATGGCGCTCAAGATTATGTCGGACCGGCTGGGTGTAAACTGGCAACTTGGTGCCCCTCGTTTGGACGTGCGGGCTGATGGCACTCGATAAGTTCAAAGCCTCCCCGCTGCCTAATGCCCCGGCAGAATATGACGCGCAGTATATGCGGCAGCTGATCCGCGTGCTGGAGACGTACTTCTCTCAGTTGGACTCTCGCGCTGCCAACAACGCCTCTGCCTATACAGCGGATACCTTCAACGGGATTGCTGCTACTAAACAGGTTACGACTACAGCAAAGAACGCGCTCACCCCTCAACCGGGCTGGGTCGTCTTTGATACCACTCTTGGGAAACTGTCTGTTTACACGGGTTCTGCATGGCAGACGGTAACGTCTACGTAAGGGCTTTGGTTTTTACATATTTACCGCTATAAGCGCACCCGTAAGGTAGGGGACCATAATGAACGTGCAGGCTGCTCCACCGACCTATACTCCAGTAGGGGGCTCTCAGGCACCCATGGGTAACCCGCCTGTTCTTGGTTCGCAGGTTCCGGGCACCACGGGTGGCCTACCGGCGCAATCCGGCCTAAGCGCGTTTGCTAGCCCCACCGCTCAACAGCTTCAGAGCATGGGGCGCGGCGAAGACACCATGCTGGTCCACATGACCCCCGGCGAGGTCAACAGCCTCCAAGGACTAGCCACGGCTTCGGGGGGTTCGCTTACCATTAACCCCCAGACGGGCCTTCCTGAGGCAGGGTGGCTAGGTAGGCTCCTCCCGTCAATCCTTGGCGTAGCCCTTGCGGCTACTGGCGTTGGTGCCCCCCTTGCTGCGGGTATAGTCGGCCTCGGTCAGACTGCGCTTACCGGTAGCCTCAAGAAGGGCCTGATGGCCGGGCTAGGTGCATTCGGCGGGGCTTCTCTCGCGGGTGCTGCTGGTATTGGCGGGGCGTTGTCCAAAACTGGGTTCGGTGTACTAGGTGGTAAAGCTGGTATCCTTGGGGCGAATATGGGTGCGGGAGCTGTTACTGCCCCTGGTCTTCCTGAGGCGCTAGGCGCTGCCGGTAAGGCTAAAGCAATCAGCGTTACTCAGGCCCCCTTCCCTACGGCTGCTCCACTCCCGGCTGCTCCACTACCTACGGGAACGGGGGCGGTTGGGACTTTCGGCCAGCCCCTTGTTGCGCCCCCGCCAATCGCCGTGGCCCCGCCTCCCCCGGTGCTTGCAAAG